GTCCGTATCCCTTAACACTAGAGGTTGTGATGTAGTCACCCGATTCGAGGGGTCCTCCGGTATTCACGATCCAAATAGCACCCTCACCCACTGAGTTCACGATGGCGCGGTTATCACCTCTTTCCTTTTTAGAGTCGGAAATTATACCATTTGTAACCTGAATCCTTTTGAGGGTTGGTTTTTCAATCGAAGAAACAACTCCGAAACAGGCCTTATCTTCAGCCACATTCGAAAGAGAAACAATCGGGAGGGATTCGTCTATCGTAATCGCCTCTTGACCGGTCGCAAACCCGTTCAGTTTCACAAATCGATTCTTTTTAGCTGAAACGATGAGACCCTTTTCAACCGGTTCATCTGGGAAACACCTGTGTTGTCCGGTGAACGAGGTCACGAGAGACCCCTGTGAACGAATCTGACCACGCACATCGAGTGTATAGGTGGGAGCCTCCCCATCCCCGAGACCTATGCCGACCCGAGTCTTCGAGAAGTTCACCACGTGGTGGCCCTCATCGCACCGACCCATATCGTAGAGGGTCTTGACCTCTTGGGCGGTGAGGGCACAGTCGTAAAGTTTGAAGTTGGAGATTTGGCCGTTAACTTCGTCCCCGCCTCCACTTCTTTCGCCTAAACAAACAATTGTATTAGTGAAATTCGCAGCTGAACCCTCTGTGTGACTGGTAGTGTTCGTTTGTTGAACACCATTGATATATAATTTTTTCGTAATCGTCGTCACTGTCGAACCTTCATATGTGAGGGCAACGTGATATAACGTCCCTGTGTAAAGTGTTACATTAACATAGAAATCGTTACCCCACCCCTCAAGTTTAAATCTATTGTTCGTAACTTGATAATGAATAGACGATACTTGATAATTACTTTCAGCAGATTGTGGTGCCAAGGTCGCAAATGTTCCATTTATATCAGAACCACCTTTAAACCAAAACGACATTGTATGAGCTTGATTACCGGTAAATCCTGGTAATATACCACTCTTAATGTGAGCCGTTTGTGAACCTGCTGGAGCACTCCCGTTATAGGCAGAAATATCAAGTGCCTTTTCTGTTGCGTCATAATATGCCCCATCTAATAGAACCGCATCATTCCCCCTCCCACTCGTATCCCGCACAGCCCCCTCAAAGGTGGGGTTGATCGATGTGTTGTATTCCACGACGAGTCGGTCCCGCCTTGGTGTATCGTCCGCGTCGAGGGCCGGCCCGATTCGGGGAACGTCAAGGTTCTTGGTGAGGGTCAGTTGACCGTCGTGGAGGACGGATTGTTTCGTCACTTGTTCGCGGTATCCGAAGTAGCGGAGTTCGCCTATTCCCATCCATGTAGACCCTGTTGAACCTATGTTAGTAACAACCAGTGCGATTCTATTAAAATATTCAGTTGCATCTATTTCAACGTCGGAATACACACCAGCTCCATCGTCGTAGGTTAAACCTGAAAAACTTTTCAATTCTGTCCACGACACGCCATCATTACTTCCATAGAAAACACCCGCACTCGGTGCATTAGATGTATTAGTACCTCTTTCGTGTAACTTTGCCAAACTAATTTTCACTTTGTATGGGAATTCTAAAACGATATATTCACCGAGAGGAGTATTAGAACTTAAACGTTTATTGAGTGTTTGTGCACCATTGTTGTATGATGGGTCATATGTGATCCATGCTTCACTACCCTCGTCTGCATTATCGTTAAATGCTTTCCATCCAGGATAAGTGGTGGATTGCTGATGAACTCCACTTATACTCACCTTATAAATTCCATGCCCTTCGATATGTGTCTTGTACCCAACTAAAGGTTTCGGAGGATACTCTTGAAGACCGTACGCATCTGGATCGGGTTCATCCGCCACCGCCAACCTTCCTTCAGGTTCTGTGGTGCCTATCCCGAGGCGACCCTTGTGGAGGGTCATGGAGGACTTGGCCCTCCCAAACTCATCTTTTTGGGCGTCCCAAATCTCGAGGGCTTGATCCTCCTCTACAAACTTGTCGTAGACCCTAAAGTTCGCCACCTTGTCGATGTTTCCACCACCGATCTGGATGGGGATGGAGTCGACGCCTGTGCCGTAGAATTCCAATAAAGCGATATTGAGATAAGGCGACGCCTGTGTATGTGTAACTTGAAGCCTATATTCATTGTAAGGGATTAATGTAACCGCTGACCCGCCAGAGGGTGTATATGATGAACTCACGGTATGAAGATACTTAACACCACCACTGGTTGTTGGTAAAGTTATAGCCTCGAAACGATGAATTTCTTGAAACGTACTAAATCCATCGTTGGAACCATATAAGTACCCTGAATAAGGTCCTTCGTGATCCCTATCCATACGCGTCCAGTGTTGATAACTTGTTAATAACACTTTATGTGGAAATTTAACATTTATCCATTCGCCGTTACGAGAGTTGAAAGTTGTTGTTCCAGTCGAGGCCCTACCAGTCCCCGAACTTGCGTAAGTATTTGTGGCCGAGTCCCAAGATTGTCCACCCGAACCGGACGTTAGATCAACGACTCCATCGAACGCTCGCCACGCGTCTGTATTCGAGCCGCTACTATACTTCGTACTAGCAGACACCACGTATCCACGAAGTGCAGTGGCATGATATCCATTTGTGGAAGCCGTTCCATGATTAGTAAAATTCAGGTGCGGATACTTCAAGACGTGGGTGGGATCGGGAAGGCGGACCAGGTCGTTCTCGCGGTGGCCGTAGAATTTGATATTTTGTGCAGCGGCTCTGTTCCTATATGTGGTTTGTACACCCGCGGTCGTTAATTCGTTCCATATAATTCGAATATATTTGTAGCAATTGATGCTGTTTAAAATATAGTTCGAATAGTTACCAGCCGTGTGATCATTTTTTGTAATACTGCGTATCAACGTCCAAGTCGTTGCATCGTTCGAACCTGCGAAAATTGCAATGCCAGGCATCCTTTCAACTCCGAAAGTGACCATCGGTAGAATATCGACGTATGAGAAATACATTTTATATGGAAATTCTATTTGAATCCAGTCGCCTAAGTAAGATGTACCACTTACCGTTGTCGCTTCACCACCCGTGTGAAGACGTGTTGAACTACTATATGTGCCACCAACTCCTTGCCACGAATATACATAATTATCTTCAACATCGTCGAACGCCTGCCAAGGCGGTTGTGCAGACACTTCACTACTCGCACTCACCACATACCCACCCTGACTGTACCCCGTCATCGCGAAGGGTGGATAGTCCCCGAAGGTATCCTCGGCTTGGTCCTCGGCCACCTTACGTCCATCCAGGTAGGTGACTCGGGAGCCACCTTCACCTTGGTAGGAGTAAGTTAGGTTGTGCCATGTATTGGATTGGAGATCGAGGTTTTCGGAATTGAGGTGTTCCTGATCCGAAACAGAAAAAACGCACGTATTAGAAACGTTCGCCTCTAAATTAGAAGAATTGAACCATACAGAAACCGCATGGGGTTGGTCACCTTCCAAGAAAGTGTTGGCCTCGACAGTGATATTAGAGGTGAGTTGACCATTCATTTCCCAATACTTGTTGGTATCGTCGTGTGTCACATTGGGTCCGACAGGTGTAGGACCTGTAACCTGATTTGTAAAGTCCGAAGACAATTTAGCATCCACATAGACATTGGCTCCGGTCGTTTGGGGGGTGTTCATCACGGAGGTGAAGGTGGTGTCGAGGGACGAATCACCCGCGGGCGGGTCCTCCTCGTAGCCGTAGTATTCGAGTTCACCAATAGCTATCCAATCACCTTGTGTTATCACCTGTGCTTCTCTTGTTGGGACGATTGCGAGGTGATTATATGCTTGAGTCGCGTTTATTTGTATATTTGTATAAGTTGGATGAGTGACCCAATCTATTCCATTGAATTGTTTGAGTTCTTGCCAATCTACACCATTGTTGCTTCCATAAAAATAGCCATCTGTGGGAGCCTGTTGAGTGCTAGTGTATCTATGTCTCATTCGTGCATGACTAACTTTAACTTTGTGTGGCATTTTGAGAACAAGATACTCTCCATTTACAGTTGCTGCACCACCCGAATCCGTTCCAAGATTTCGAGCTGGTGAGGCTATATACCCAGTTGAATTATATGGACCACCACTTGTCGTGCCTGCAGACAACCACCCAATCGTGGTCGAATCGTCTGCCACATTATTAAAAGCATTCCATGGCTGGTATTTTACCTGACCATTATCACTACTCGCCGTCACAGTATACCCCGCTTGGACATAAGTATTCGTCGAGTCGTTTCCGTCAAGCTTCCCTTCCACAAAAACAATTTCTGGGTACTTTTTCAACACCGCAGCCCCCCGCCCATGAGGTCCCTTGTGTTCCACCACCACGTTGGAGTCGACACTCGTGGTCACGTTCGACGTGAAAAAGACGTTTCCACTTATCGTGGCATTTCCACTTACCGTGGCATTTCCACTTACCGTGGAATCTCCGGTAACTGTGAGGTTTTTACCAACTTCGACATTCCCGGTTGTCGTGAACGCCGTCGTCGCATTTGTGAATCGTACCGTGTTGGATGTCAGATTACTCGTTGTCGTGACCGCATTCAAACCATATGCCGGATTAATTTTGATGTTACCGAGAAGTAGGTTAGATGCGTGGACATTACCCTCTACCCTGAGATGCGCATCATTCACGTTGAGGTACCCACTCTCGTTCGTTAGGGTCATATCTATTATGAGGGGAGGTTTTTTTAAACACCCAAAAGCCAACGGCTTTTGTTTGATACGAGGGAAGTCCTGCGGACTTCGATCGGGATGGACTTTCTTACAAAGTGGGTTGCACTTTGGAGGAAATGGGAACGAGTGATGTATCACTCGGGAGGAGTTGGCCAAACCGGGTTCGCTGGATCCTCAGTTGTGGAGGGAAGGTCGCGGAGGGCTTGGCGGTAGTCGAGCCACGCCTGTCGAACCTCGGGGGTAGGGTGAGGGTAGTCGGCAACAATGTATTTATCAGTTTGGTCAAGGAGGGCATTCCGATTGGTGCGGAGTTGTTTTAGTTCTTCTATTTTAAGTTCGTTTTCTTTTTCTGTATCTCGAATAAATATAATACGTCCGTTTTTGTCTCGTTGAAAAGTAATCGCATCCAGATAATATTCTTGGGGTATTTCTATATCATCCATAAGTTTTATAGATTCGCGAGTGTATGAAAATATCACATTAAGATTCTCATCAAGTCTTACAAACCTAGGCATATATAATACGTTATGAAAATTATTACTTAGCTGTAAGTGATTGGTATGTTATATATTTACTCATATCGCTAAAATTGATAGCAGAATCCCAAACCGCGACTGCTGCAAATCCTGCGTGAAGAGGAGTTTCAGGACTATAGCCACTAAATCTCGTCCTATGTCCGAGGCGTATTTTAGTAGGAGTACTACCGGCATACGTTTCGGCGTTCGTGGCTTGACCAACAAGCCCACCGTTCACATATACATATACCTGATTAGTACCGGTCCCCGTTTTTTTAATGAAAACGACAGATTCATCTGGTATCGTAATGTAACTTGCTCCCGTGTTCCCTCCATTTTGACTATTTGGAAATTCATCAACGCTAAAGTTACCACCCCAGGAAAACCTGTGATTTACACCCGTATAACTTTCATTATTTGTTATTTGATTAAAAAAAGCACCACTCGATTCAGGTTTTTTTGCTATCGCAATCGCGACACTCCATGTGTTTGTCGTGTGATTAATAGTATTTAAAATGTCAACATTTTCATCTCGACTACCAAAAAACCACATAGGAACCCCGTTATGATATTTGATAGATACTCCCGATGTGTATGAAATTGCACCACCACCTATACGCGCAGTTGATTCACCCGCGATGGC